ACGATAGTCAATGCCGACATAAATGCCTCTGCCGCCATTGCCGCATCAAAGATTTCTGGTACAGCAATCACTGCTGCCGACACCGGCACTGTAACGAGCACAATGATTGCCGACGGAACCATCGTCAATGCTGATGTAAGCGCTTCTGCTGCGATTGCGCACACTAAATTAGCCGCCGCAACTGCTGGTCAGGTGCTTTTGGGGACCACAACTACGGGAGTTGTCACCGCTACCACAGTTTCTGGCGATGTAACAATTACTGGCGCTGGGGTTACGGCAATTAGTTCTGGAGTGATTGTTGATGCCGATGTCAGCGCGACTGCGGCCATCGGTAGAGGCAAAATTGCTGATATGTCAATTGACACCAAGACAGGAAACTACACGCTTGTCTTAACCGATGCCAACAAGTTGATTGAAATGAACATTACAAGTACAGCGAATACTGTATCTGTACCAACAAATGCATCAGTGGCTTTTCCAATCGGAACCCAAATCAACATCACCCAGTATGGAACTGGAAAAACTCAAATAGTTGCCGTAACATCTGGAACGACAAGCATTAGGTCAACACCAGGTTCCTACCTACGTGACCGATACTCATCGGCCACCCTTATCAAAAGGGCTACAGACGAGTGGTATCTGATTGGTGATTTGAGCGCATCGTGATTCCTGGAAATACATCCAGTCAGGGCAAATACTCCGACCCGCCGACATCTGTTTCCGCAACTGCAGGAAGCACGGAAGCAACTGTCTCGTTTACTCTCCCAGTATATGACGGAAAAGGGGTTGCGACCTATGTGGTTACAGCATCCCCTGGGGGCGCAACAGCAAGCGGCAGTACTTCGCCAATAACAGTTACCGGTCTATCAAACGGAACCGCCTATACATTTACGGTAACAACAGTTACTGGGTATGGAGTCAGTGCTATATCAACCGCATCTAGTCCGGTTACTCCAGTCGCCCCACCTTATTTCCCACCATTCTTCCCGCCAAGTTTTGTACCATGTCCACCACCTGGAACCCCACAAGGTGGAACGGCCTATACATCCTGCACTAGGAGCTGTGGAGGCAACGCTGGATGTGTTGATGGTAATGGTTGTGGATATACATGTGACGGCCAAATGTCCTACGAGTACTGGTGCCAGGGTTGCCCTGGTTATGAGGGTGGCTACAACGGCGCATATAGAAATGGTTGCTGTGGTTATACCACACCTCCACCAGACGGTGGAGGAGGTGGAGGCGGTGGCGGAACACCACCACCTCCACCAGACGGTGGAGGCGGAACACCACCACCACCAGCCGGTGCATGTGATGCTTGTGGAGGGGGTTCTGGTTCTGGATGTGTTGACCTCAAGGGAAATGGCGAGTACGGTTGCTTCTAGGATGGTCAGTAAGTAAAAATGTAGGACATAAAGATAAAGATTGGAGTAGATGGTTGAATTATGGTTAAAAAAGATGAATCATGGCAAGATTTACTGCCAACTTTAGAAAGAACAGAAGAAAGTTTTTTCACTACATGGTCTTTCTTTGAAGGAAAATTTGGGGAATTTGGCACCCCGGGTTTCTCTAAGGAAGTACATCCAGCAAGATTTCCTCATATTTTCGGTCACAATAATGAAATAAATGTAGATACTTTCCTATATCGAGGAGAAGACGGGAAACTTCTTTGCGTAGTAGCCATATACTTTAACGAAGAACAGAATATATATAAACCCTTTATTTTTGATGTTCACCCGGACCACCAACGACAAGGAATAGGAACAAAAGTTGCCGACTACATTCTTGAACAATTGGAAAATGAAGAAGGAGTAGATTTTGACTATACGACATCATGGTCAGACACTACCGTGACACTAGCAAGCGCTAATTTTGCAAATAAATATGTTAAAAAGTTTTCTACGGAATAAAAATTACAAGGGGCAAAATGTCTGCATATCAAGAGTGGAAGAAAAAAATTGGCGAGACAAGACCTTGGGATGTAGTAAATCCAAACATAGAACATGTGCCCGAAGAGGTCTCATCAAAACGCTACGAGATTTGCGAAGCGTGCCCCAGTCTTCTCAAACTCACAAAACAATGCAAGGAATGTGGTTGCTTTATGAAACTTAAAGTAAAACTTCCCGCAGCGGCCTGCCCACTGGGTAAGTGGTAAACACAAGACAGTTGTATGTTTGATTTTCTTAATACATCGCTACCCGAGAACATACAACACCGCGTATTTGTAGACGAACAAACCAACAAGCCCAAAAAATTCAAAGATTTAGACCAAACACGATTTCCATATAAAATAGTTGAAAAACTAGAACCAGCAGAAATTTTTTATAAAGAAGAACTTCTTAGCGCAGATGAGTGCGAGTACTTGGTGTGGCTGGCTGAAACTGAAAGCAACTGGCCGGTAAATATTACTTACCCTTTTTGGAGCGAAAGAAATATTGGACTGCTTACCAATATCCCAAAACATAAACACCAAAGCATAGAAACTATAAAATTAGCGCTAAGTGTACATCAAAAAATGAAAGAATTTGTTTCGAAGTCTTTCAATGTTGAATGCTACGCCGACCAAATAGGAGTAGTTAAGTGGCCGCCAAACAGTTTTCAAATGGTTCACGTAGATGAAGTACCCGAACTCAGTAGGGTTGCTGGTTGCGTGGTGTATTTAAACGACGATTATGAGGGAGGACACACCTTCTACCCGTATTACGACAGGGAGCACACCCCAAAAACTGGTGCAATTTTTGCTCATAACTCAAACCATTCACATTTGCATGGTGTGACAAAAATTCACGGAAAGACTCGTTATACGATTTCGTCAACTTGGTCTACCAAAAAAGAACACTCCATGTACGAAGCACAACTATCAAAAATGAAGTCATACCTAGAAGCAGTAGGGCAAGAAGAACTTCCAGCAGACAAAAGGTGTTAACCCAACATCGGTCGAACCCAACCTGACGACATTATCGAGAAAATTGACAGACTTGAATCATCTTGAAAACCTAGGTAACGATATTTATTTTGGGCAGTTGATTGGAAAAAAACTTTCAACTAGTATAACCAACGCGGTCAAATTACTTGAATCAAAGAGTCCTGACTCTTCATCAAATAAGAATCAATTCACAACCTACGCAATAAACGATTTGTCTTACGTTGGCGGCATCCGACTTGTAACAATTTTTCGGCTAATGTACGAAAGATTAACAAAAGAATATTTCTTAAAAACAGGGGTTAGTCTGCAGGCTCCAATATTCCCAAACCAAAGTTGCACTATTAAGAGTCAAGTCAAAGGCCAATCCCATGATATCCATACCGATGGAGGGGATGGAGATTACGGGATGGGCAGAATAACTCACTCATCTGTTATCTGCCTGAATGACGACTACGAGGGCGGACACACACAGTTTTATCTTACGGGGACAAGAGAGCAGCCAAACATTGATATTGACATACAACTCAAAGCTGGGCAAGCACTGATATTTAACGCTGATTTAAACTACCATGGAGTCACAGAAGTTACGGCTGGTTCTAGGTTTAGTTTAATTCAATTTTGGCGGGAGTAGGTATGGAAAAGGTTAATGACAACAGGTTTTATGGGACAACCCCAGATGTCCGTAACGATGACGCTATCTTCGAGATATTCAACATGCAATACGAAAACCTTGGTGGAGGAGTGCTTAGGTTTCCAGGTGTTGTAAAAATTGATAGGAGCACACTTCTCCCATATATTGACAAGCACTCAAAGTCAGCTCATGAACAAAGATGGACATGGGACCATGATGAAGAGGGAAACCTTTACGCCATCAACGAAGACGGCAATAAGTTCTCGCCAGAACAAGTCCAGATGGTCCCAGTTAGGCTTCTTGAAGTTGTCAACTCTAAAACTGAACCAGAGATGATTGAGGTCTTTAGGTACTGGGAAGACATGATTTATAAGTGTCTTCTTAGGTATGTTGATGAATTTCCGATGGTTTTAGGAACAATCTGGTGGCGCACAAAGGGTCACGCCATGAGGTACGACGAAGGTGCTTTTCTTGGAATACACAACGACAACGACTCAAACTATAGAGCAACAAATGGCGAGCGCTTTGTGCCGCGCGGACAAATACAAATGCGCCAAGTGCTAGCAGTAATGCTTTATCTCAATGACTGCGTAGAGGACGAATCAGAGCTAGATGGAGAAAACTACACCGGGGGAGAGCTTGTATTCCCATACCTAGGAATAAAGAATGTTCCAAAGACTGGTGATGTGGTTATTTTCCCAGCAAACTTTATGGCCACTCACGGTGTTGAGCCAGTAAGGAAAGGTGTCCGATACGGGTACCTAGAATTCTTTAGTCAAGGAAGCAGCCATGACGAGGTGGGAATCAACATTTCCGAACCCGAAGACAACGATGGATGGTGTAGGCCACACTTCATAGATGCACTCTATGACGACTACAAGCATTACTGCAAACAAACCGAATTTATGGGAAATGGTGATTCAGCAAAAGACGCAAACGGAATGTTTAAGGCAAATCCGGTTTATCAAAACAGAACGCTTGAGGGTGAAAACGGTTTAAAGAAAGCCTACTCACATTCTCAGGTCGTATACGATAACGAGCAACGCGGCAAAGAGCACAACAGTTTGTATTAATTCTGTTGAATAATTCCAACATGGACATAGCCTTGTCCGCAGTTTTTTGCGTCGGTTGCAAGATTGTCCAATTTGTTATTTTCTAAAATTTGCATCTCTGGTTTTCCTTGACAGAACCACTGCAGATAAACATTTCTAACACCAGAAGTTACCTGCTCCACTTCATGACAACCCATGAAAGATGATGGGTAAATCAAAACTGAGCCAATTTTTGGATTTGAAGTTATCCCCCAAGGTCTAAATCTTATTGCTCCACCCTCGTGATTTTCACTTAAAACCATTGAGCCAGTAAGAGTGTTGTGAAGAGGGAATGAGTTTAAAACATTGCCATCGGCATCATACGGAAGCGCGCAGTCGCTATGTGGACCAATGTTCTGCCCTACCGAGTAAGATGCAATCTGGCCACTAGTTCTCCACTTTATACAGTCAATTGCTAAAGGGAAAACTCGACAGTACTCAACTAAGCACTTGTACAACGCATCATCAATTGATTTTGTAACGTCTGCTGTGAATTCAGAACCACCGGAGAGTCCGTGAAACCTAATTGGTAATTCTGAAATATGAGATTCCTGTACGGTGTACCCACCGTCATTTTGAGATGAGTCAATATTGACTCCGTTTGTAGCGCTTGAATTTTCTGCAAAAATTCTTTCAAGATATGACTCAAAGAGGGATGTGTCTAATGCATCTTCAAAAAGCATTATCCCATTGCCAAGATGCTTGACAATCATGAGTGCATACTTTCAACAAGACTATGTCCAAATGATGTCTTACCTGGGTCAACTTTATTCAGGTAGTCAGCAAAATCGGAGCGAAGCGATGGCATATAAACATTCGTTGCTGTTTTTGCTAGTTCTGGAGATTCAATTGGGTCAACGATGTGTTCATTGACTTCTTTATTTGGAGTTCCATGTGAGTACCAACCAAGATATGTGTACCGACTTCCACAAGTTGTCTCCTTGACCTCATGCGCTGCCATATAATTTGATGGGAACATCAAGATGTCTCCGGCAGAAGGTTTGTAGTCAATGTCGAGATAATTGAAGTAATGGTGACCACCGTCAAAATTATCGTTCAAGTACACAATGCATGAGACTGTGTTCCTGGTGGCCAGCTGGTCGTGTGGATGGGGGAATCCATATGCATAGTCGGCACTCGTGTCGGAGTGCGGCCCAAGAAACCTACCACCATTTTCCACAGAGTAAGAAACTAAGTGACCTTTTACTTTCCACCAAACATTCTTGTATGCCAGAGGAAAAAGATAGAAGTATTTAAGTAGATATGCATCTTTTGATTTCTCAACAAACTCCAGAAAATCACTTATATCCTCATCTGGATTCTGGTGTATTTGTGAACCACGACGAGGCATTAGATTCACTCCAGCGGCATCAAAGTAGTACCCGCTTTTATTCTTAAATGCAGGACCTCCTGTCTCAGGGTCTATTGCCTCTTCGTACATTTGGGAGCGCTCTTCAGAGACTTGTTTTTCAGCAAACGAGCACGCCCATTCGTTATCAAACGAAATAGCTTTACTAAAAACAACTACTCCACCTCCAAGGTGTTTTGGCTCTACATCGTTGAACTTTGGTTTTTGGTTCATACCGTGTATGATAGCCCAATGAACGAAAAGAATAAAGCATTTGATAGATGGACAGAGGTAATGGTCCAAGAGTTTGCCAAGCTACCGAACATGGTGGAAAAAGATGGCTACAACCATTGGGCGGATAATGTTCTCCCGGGGCAAATTGAAGAAAAATACTACATATCTGGCCGCAATGGAGCAGAAGCGATGATGGCCTTTTGGGAAGACATTACAAACGGAAAGATGGCAGACCTTCTCAACGAGTTTAATGTCCCAAATCCGCTTGGGATAATTCATTCGTCAAGCACTCTCGCAAAACATCTATTTGTAACCGAAAAGATGTTTACAAAAAAGATTTAGTGGTCGTTGGCTCTGCTTAGATAATCCACTTTTTCTTGTGGAGCATTTAATAAAGAGCCATACTTTTTGATTATATAGTTTTCGTAATCCTTGAGAATTGATGGAAGCCACCATTGTCCATTGTTTTGAAACATTGTTTCTTCTGGATGAGCTGGAGAGCACCCACGCTCTGGGTCTTCGGAGCCCTGAGCAAACCAGGTCAAGTATGAATACCTAACACCCCTAGTTACTTCATGGATTTGATGAGCGCCTATATAGTTAGCGGGCATCAGGACAATTGCACCAGTTGACGGCGCAATATCTATGTCAAAATATGGGATTGTCATATGCCCACCAGAAAAGGAATACTCAACCGATTGGTCATCGGTGCAGTCGTTGAAGTAGACAAGGGCAGATAGGACATTGCGAGTTGCATGCTGTTCTTTTGGCTCTCTCCCGTAGCGGTAGTTCACATCGTTGTCAGCGTGAAATCCAAGCCCGCCGCCCTTTGCGTAACGCAAAACATGGCCAGGGCTCTTCCACCAAAGGCACTGTAGAACAGCCGGGAACATTTCTACATAATGCAGAAGTGCTTCGTATATTGCTTTTTCGCATTCTTGAAAAAATGGAATGTCTAAATTCCCTATTCGGATTGGAGCCCTGTCCATGTCCTCAAGGTCGTAGATAAACCCACCCCTATTTACCGCATGTAGTGGATTGCCGTTTTCATCATTGACGATTGTGTAGGAGTTATTAAATGCTTCTTCTCTCATCTCTTCCAGATAATCGAATGTCTCCTTTTGTGGAACATTGATTGCATTCCTGAAGATTACCGTTCCACCACCTAGGTGCTCTGGCTTGAAGTTGAAGTTACTCATAGTAATGATTGTACTGCCTGAATGACCGTCATATCCATGTCCGTGGTTTCAGCCCTGTCTGCCAACGGTTTGGTAGCAAACCCAAACCTAAACACCTGCCGTCCTTCTTTGCTGACTACAAATTTTTCGTAATATGCAGGTATTTTGTGAACAGCTCCTCCAGCGAGATTTTGGCCTTGTGAGGCAGCAAAACTGTTGCCGGCTTTCGTGTCATCAACAAGTCGTTTAGTGTAGCCCTTCATGTGCGAACAGATTGCATGCTCGTCATCTCCGTTTATTACGACTTTTTCAGTAATTGGGAACTTGACAAATGGGTATGTTTCTTTTATGAATTTTGATATCTGTTCATTTTCAAGAGGCTCCATGTTCCAGAACTGATTTGATGGAACACCAACAACAGAAAAGTTTTCAAACATTTCGTGTAGTTTCTGCATCTCCCATAGCTTTCTGGAGGTTCTAGCATAAGACCAAACACGGCTGCATTTTGGCTCGTACCCGGCCTTTGACGCAAAAGGAAAAAACAGTGTAACCATTCCATCAAGCCCTGAGAGAATATCTTTATCTCCGTCAATTGAATTTATTGGAATGTTGTAAATAGACTCGCTCACAGCACCACCCCAGTCACCAAGTATTCGGCAAATTCACCAATAAAAATTGAACCTTCAATAGCTCTGTTTTCAATAAACGACAATTGAATGCCCACAGTTGTAACCATGGGTACATCAACAGAAAACTCAGCTTTAAATGAATCTTTTGTTTCAGTAAATTTTTCTATAAAATACTTTCCTGTTGGATTGAATATCTCTGCAATATCACCTTTTATACCGAGTGTTGCATCTTCTTTGCCAAAAGGAGTTCGTATTGTCAACGAGTAACGTTTATCGTAGATGATTTCACTATCTTCTGGGTTTCTTGCGTACGCGCTCCAATCTTGAGTTGGAGTTAAATCAGGGTATTTAGGAGAAAAATTGGCGCTTATAACAACTCGAGGCTCTTCCTTGTTGTCATGCCTATTCGTCATATGCATTAAATAAGAGTTAAAAATAATCAGGTCACCAGTTTCCGGTGTTAGTTCAACAGACTTCTCAATAGTGTTTCCTGCATTAACCATAAATATCAAGTCTGCGCTCCCTTTGGGGGCGCTTGGGTAATAAGCAATTGAAAAGTACTCTTCTGGGCGAAGTTGGATGTTCGACTTATGAGAGTGAGCGGACACGGACTGCCCGTAACCAAGCGTCAGTGTCCAAATACTACTAAGCACCATTTCTTTGTTTAAAGCACCAGAAACTTCTTCTGTTAATTTGTTGATTAGTTTTTCCGACTCAACAGAACCAAACGGATATCTTTTGTCTTCGTAATAGGTGTGATATTTATTTTTGATAAATGAATCATCAATATCATTAGTTGAATTAAAAATCTCTTGCAACAGTCGCTGGTTATTGATGTCGTGGATTTTGGTTTTAAATACATCAATTGATAAAAGGTTTATTTTTTTGACATCACTCATAAAAAAATTCTCCCAATCTTAAAGCTGTTGGGGGATTGTTGCGATGCCACACATTTGTTACCATGACTTGTCTAATTCCGCTTTTTGCAGGCGTAGTTCCATGAACAACATGGCCAGTATCAAAGATGATTACTCGGTTGCCTTTGTAAGCAATTCTTTCGCGCTCTTCAACTGGAACTAATAGGGCGTTAATATTTTCAGCCTCAATGGCCAGTTTTTCCCCATCTTTCAAAATCGCTTTGTTGTATATTTCAACAAAACCACCTTCATAATTGTCGACACCATAGAATATCGAGCCAGTCAACGGACCACTGAACGTCTTTGAATCTTGATAAAGAAAAGTGTCTTCGTCAACGTGCACGTCCAGGTATTGACCAGGAAGATAGGTTCTGGTCCAGTACTCAATTCCAAGTATTTCGCTTGTATCGCAGGGCAGGTTTTCTTCCCAAATTGACTGGACGACCTTCTTTCTTAACGTATTGGCCGGGGAGGCCCACCATCCATCCCAAAACATGTATGGGGCAAAACAGCTTGACTTCTCATAGTGGTATGAATTTAATTCTGTAGCTAATCTTTCGTCAGAACCCATTGATTCTGGAAAGAACAGTTCATCAGCCAGTACCTCTTTGTACAAAGAATCGCCAATGGCGTTATCTTTTACAATCATTGTGGACTCTTAACAACAAGAGTTATTCCATAAAATACAGGTATGTGGTAGACGCTGCAACCACCCATCCTTTTTAGCGCTTCGTGGTAGCCCCAGATTGGAGTTGCCTTTGTGTGGTTGTTGTATAAAAACATGCTGTCAGAGGTGTTCTGGATTATTAAAACACCATTATCTTCAAGCCTGTCAACAAAGGCGCTAATGGGAATTAGCGGGTTCTCCATGTCCTGGGACCAAGCAAGCATCATGTCGTATTTTTTGTTTACATGTTTCTCAAAATCCTGCATAGTGACAACGTCATAGTGGTCAATAGGGTCCTGGAATTTCTCGTACAAACTAAGTTTTTTGTTATTCAGAAATGTGATGTTTGCGCCGTGGAGCGACTTGAACACCTTCAATCTGAATCTATCTAGACCGCCAGAAACTGCCAATACATTCTTCTTCTTAGAGATGTCCATGATGCCGAGAATCAAAAGGATTGACATCCACTGAGCTTGACCATACGCACTTGATAGGTTCGGTCTTGGGTAGTGAACCACAAACTCGTAGTCGCTTGCTCCGCCAGTGGCAATATTCCTTCTATCAATGCCTACCTCGTTAAAAAGATATTCAGCTATAGCGACAGAATGTCCACCATCTTCGCGGTTGCACTGGTCTGCGTATTGCTCCCAGTCAAACTGAAGTGAGCTGAAGTCAAAAGATACTTCCGGTTCGTACCTCTTATTTTGTTCCATTTTGAACCTCATGCAATGCCACCTGGACATCAAACCAGGCACGGCGGACATTTCTTGTCAGTGTGATGTTTTGTCTTTTTATGTAGTCTTTAACAGCTGAATTAATTTCGGTGTCATGGTCATAGCGGTATCTGTCTCGAATTGCGTTGATGCAGTCGTCTATTGTGACCTCATTAAATCGTGATTCGTCAAATCCGAGTATGAATAGGTACGCTGCAAGCTGTTCAGAGCGATACTCTAAATCAGCAATTGGGTCATACTTGCTCATCTTTTTCCTCTTTAACATCGAACATTGCTACACCTTGACACATTGACACTGGCTTCCCGGCAACATAGTAAACACCAGTGCTTGGGTCCCACTCAATAATCTCGTTATCCCACTCTTCAGTGTCTGTTATCGCTTCACCTTTTCTGGTGCTCATTTTGAAATCCTGAGACTCATCCATCTTTCAGTGCCTCCAATGCGGAGTACTCATTTGATATGAGCATAAAAGCATTGTGCTCTATGGTTCCTTCTTCGTGTGGATTTTCCCCAGAATAGACAGGAGCCATGTTCTCGCTTGCCATCAACTGACTCATTTCCCCGATTGACGCAGTCAAGAACCGTGCAGCGCGATTCTTTGCCATTAAAGAGTCATATTTTCCAAGTTTCATATAAGTTCTCGTATCCTCTCGTGCAGGCCAACAATCTTATCAGTCGTATAAAAAGAGGCAAGAGTGTACCTATCTCCACTGAGCACGGGCTTGACTTCATGCCTAAATTCAGAACCGCTTGGGAAGAATACTAGCTGATTAACTTTTGGCTTAATTAGCAGGTCGAGCTCTTCGAAATATAACTCTCCGCCCTGGTAGTCGTCGTTGAGGTACAGGATTGATGAGTATTCATTGAGAACTTCAGACATTTGATTATCTGGGTTGTAGTTTTTAAGCGGCTCTGGACTGCTCCCGTAATAACCCTCTGAGTCTGCATGCATCTTAAGATACGAGCCCGGTGGGTATTTTCTCAGATATGGCTCATACAGAAAACACAATCTCCTACCAACTGTCGCGGACACAAGTGAGAGCGCCCTAGAAGAAACAGCAGCGCGTTCCTGGCAGTCTGGTCTTTCGGTGTATCTCTGTCCGTCAATATGTTCTTGCCAAGTGTTATCCCAGTCCAAAAACTCATTGCATTTATCAAGGATTTTTGACAGCTCATCATCGGTTGCAAAGTCATTAACGACATGTACGTTTCTCGTTAGCAAGTCTTTGTAATTGAGCATTGACATTGTTACTGGCCTGGGATTTGAAGTTTTGGCATTCCTGTAAATGTAGGACCAATTTTATTTCCATCAGCATCAAGACCTGTTTTTATACCCTTTGTCCAGGTCCAGGGCTGCTCTTGGTTGTTTTTCATTTTTAAATCACCGTACTTTTGACGAGAATCCATCAGTTCTTTGTCGTCCCAAAGGTTGTCAACAGTAAAATTTACATTTTCCAAAACCGTGCTTTGAAAGATTGAAAAAAACATAAATGGCGTGCCGGCCTCAAATACGACAGGTTCGCCAACTTTGTTTATCTTCCAGTTCATCTGAAACTCATCTGGCCACCAGCTGCTTGGAATGATTGCGGATAGCGCCTGAGCATCGTCTCTGACATAATTTGGTGAGCCACCGATGAATGTCTCATATCCAGGCTCGGTTCCAAAAATCCAACCAGTAGAAAATGAAACCATGCCAACAATTCCGCCGTAAGCCAATTGCCTTCCGCCGTATGACTCACCCTCAAGAATGGATGGAACAGTATTACCACCGTCCCATTGAGCAACAACTGTTTGTGGAAGAACCAATTCCCATCCATAGACGTTTGCAACAGTCATCGGTAGGCATTGATATGCGTGTTTTTTGTATGTCTCATCCATCCAGTCGCGATTGATTCTTGATTGTCGAATCTCTGGCGGGTTGTTGTAGGTTCGTTTTAAATTAACTTTGACCATAAAGAATTGCCATCTCCTCTGCAAGAACGCGGTTCAATAATTTTGCTGATTTTGGCAAGGTTCTTATTCTCCAAAAACCACCAAACAACTCTTTCACCGAATCAGCATATGGGCCTGATAGGTACATTGTTTTTTCGCTGGTGTTTACTTCGCCTGGCTCTTTTATCGGCCAACCACGAAGTGCCCCTTCGGTATACCTTATGTTGTTTTGGGCAAGTATGTTTTCAAGCTCACTTCCGTCGGTATCCGTATACATGGTATTGAAATCAACGTAAATACCTTTAAAACCACTTAATCCAACAACTTGAGCAAATTCAAATGCGTCAAAATTGCTGGCAATCGAGAATATAAAATCACTTTTTTCTAAAAGGTTTTTAAGTGAAACAACATCTTCTATCCCAAATTTTTTTGCACGAATTATGGTTTTTTCAGAACGACCCTCTGATGCCCATATTGTTTTGTGCCCCATTAGAGAGCAGGAGTAAGCAAGGGTAGAGCCCATGGCTCCTGGTGAATAAATCCCTATAACGGCCATTATTGAACAGCTGGGGCCTTGACGCCATCGTAGCTTCCCTTGATGTCATGATTTCTGTCGTTGTAATCAAACATCGTTACACCTGAGTATTTTGTTCCGCTAGTAACAGGTTTTGCTGCGTGGGCATAAATAAAAGTCGAAGGAAACATAACAATGTCACCAGCTGCCGGCTTAAACGTTAGGTCCAGATACGGAAACCACAGTTCCCCACCTTCATAATCATCGTTGAAATATACAACAGATGAGACTGTGCATGTGTAAGAAAAACCATGGTCTGTATGTACTTGAAAATGTTGATTTTCTTTATACCGAATGAAATTGATGGCTTCCATGTACTCCATATTTATGTTGTAACGACTTTGATAATCGTTCATGCAGGCACGTATGGCATTTGCTGTATCTGTGTATATGTTTTTTAGCTCTGCAAATTGCGGGTACTGATGAAGATGGTCGATGTGTGTTGTTCCAATTTTGCAATCAACACAATCTCGGTACTCTGGCATTTTTTGAGAGTACCCGACAAGCGCCTCGCACCACATAAACGGCATTGTCGTACTATTTCCTATAGTCGCCTCTAGGCGATTGACTATGTCCAGCTCTTTTGGTAGTGCATTTTTGTAGAGCAAAATCCCTAGGCGTGGGTCGCTGAGTGTTTTGGTTTCCATTGCCCTATTCTATACAGTTGTAAAGAAGCCTTGCGACATATAACGAGTACCGGAGGTAATCGGTTTCACGCCATGGGCCATATCTTCGTGCCAAGTGTGAGACCAAATCAGCAGAGAATTAGCTTTTGGTTTTATCGATAGTCCAAGGATTGGCATGTATAGTTCACCGCCCTCGTAGTCGTCGTTGACATAATAAACGCAAGAAAAGTCGGTGACTGCGCCAACCTTGTCCAAAAATACTCCGTCACAGTGCAGTCCCATGTTGTCGCCTTTTTTAGCCATTGACAGCCAGGGACCACTTTCAAAATAGGTCTTATTTCCGTAAGTTTCCTTTATTGTGTCTCTAACATTTATCAACATCCACGACAGAATTTTGTTAACCTGTGCATCTTCCGGCTCATGCATGGAAATTTTGTAGTTGTCACCGTTTGTCATGTAGCCACCAAAAATAATTTCATCCTTGGTTGGCAGGAAAGACGTTTGAAAAGTTATCCCCGGATTACTTGAATGAGTTTTTTTCTTCCAACCAATCTCTGGATTGTGACCAACAAACTCAAATTTGTCTTCATTGTTTTCGCAATATTCTTTTACTACTTTCCACTCTTCTTCTGGCAAGTAGTCGACAAACAAACCTATTCGCGGTGTGTTTATTTGAAGCGGTTCGTGTCCCATATTATTCAACCGTAAAGAACGCTGGTGACGTGTAGCGCTCACCACTCTCAATCATCTTGACTCCGTGTAAGTAGTTGATATCTCCAGGATGTATTACGGCAAGGCCTGGCTCGGGATTTACAACGATGTCGTGTTCGGGGTAGTAAAGCTCTCCGCCCTCAAAGTCGTCGTTCCAATAAAAAAGGGAGTTGATGTCATATGTGGGAAATGGGTTTGGTGAACCATCGTTCATTTGTTTGTCGGCGTGCGGACGTTGTTCAATTCCGCCGAACCACCTAACTATGCATGGTGGTCGTTTCTGTAGTTTGCAATTAAAAATCTCACCCGCAGTCACGGCCATCTTGTCGAGATAGAAATCAATAAGGTCGTATACCTCCTTATTGATTCTTTGTAAAATATCTGCGGTGCACTGCCTGTTATTCCAATATGCGGCATTGTAGGTGCAGACGCCATTTTCGTCAAAGACATCCGTGTCTGAACCATTCGACCATTCTTTTATGGTCCGAGCAAACAACGAGATGGTAGACGCATCTTTTTTATCAATGAAATTCTTGATGATATGGATATTTTCTGGACCAGTTCCAAAAAATCCCGGTTCTATCTTCCAAGGCGAATCCATGAAATAAGACTATCTTATTTTAATGTTTATGCCTGACCAAGGAATTCGTCAATATCCCTGCTGATTAGTTCAAGCGACAGGTCAACACCCTTTTCTTTGACCTGTGGATTTACCCAAGGCTGACCATCTTCTTTCACGCCCAAAAATGGGTTCCAGTCTTTTCGACCATCTTCAAGAAGTTTCTCTTCCAACCATGGATAGATTTCCCCATTTACGTCTCTCTCACCAAGCAGGAAGCCGTTGGAATATCGCTTTGTTGTGGTTCCGGTTCTATTAATCAAAAATTTTGTAAAATTACCCGTTATTGGCATTGCCGCTATGGCATCCCCACCAAGATGTTCTTCTTGTCCTTTTGACCAAGGAACCACTTCTCCCGTATATGGTATTCCTAGTTTGTTTACTGTTGCCTTGTAGCCTTCGGTTAGGTAATACCAAAGAGAATTTTGAGTTTGATTTATTTCCGTATTTGGGGCAAAATCTGATTCATATGTAACTTTGTCAAATCTGGCGTTTGTGAGTTCTGAAAACTCAAAAGTAGTGCCAAAATTTTCCTCAGCATACTCCTTGGCAAATTCACCGACTGACACATTAAGGCCATTGACTTGGCAGTACGAGGCAATCCCATCTTGAAATTCTTTGTATCCGTGGCACTGAAAGTCGTCCACGACCACAGCGATGATGTCAAAGTCTTTTTCATTAGCGTAACGCTGATTCAACCGCTCAATGATTCCATGTTGTGGGATATTTCCACAACCAGCAGCACAGTTGAATATAAGCGTTACTTTGCCTTTTCTACCAGCAAATAAATCTTTGATTTTTCCGTCTGCGGAAGCAATTGGAATGTCGTAAAGGGAAACAGGGTGAACGACTTCGTAAGCTTTTTTATAGTCACCTTTTAGATATGTATCAATGGTTGTCATTTTGCTAACTCGTCTTCAATCATTTTAGATAGTTTTTCAAGCTCAACTTCTGGAGACTCGCAATAACCGTCATTGTACGCATACTCAAGAAGTACACCGTTGGTAAGTCTTGCTACTCTTTCGCCTTTTTTGTTAATTAGAAACTTTTCAAAGTTCCCAGTCATATCTTGCTTAAGTCTTTTTTCCTCATTTGTCATAAGGTTTTGATACAACTCATGTGGCGTGTTTTTTCTTTCTTCTTGCTTTTCGTGCCATGAAACAATTAATTCGGAGAAATCAAACGAAGCGTTCCATTCGTCAACACCATAATCCCTTGCGTGCTTTGCATCTCTTACACCGTCTGCGTACTCTCCGTATGTAACTCCACCGCCGCAAAAATCATTTGTAGGAACAGCAACAACGTTGAATCCAAGGTCCTTATATTTCTGATAAAGACCCTCAATAATTCCAAACTGAGGTGCGTTTCCACAGTGTCCAGTCGTATTAATGATTAACGTTACCTTACCTTCACAGTCCTTGAGGATATCTCGTTCGCCATCCCATGACTTGAGGTCGATGTCGTAAATTGATTTCATTTTCTACTTAAACCTCGGAGGGAAGTATGGAGGAAAGAACGGAGGAAAAAATGGCGGGAAAAATGGTGGAAAAAATGGCGGGAAATATGGAGGAAAAAATGGGGGGAAGAAAGGTGGGAAATATGGCGGGAAAAACGGTGGAAAGAATGGCGGGAAATACGGCGGAAAGAAGGGTGGGAAAAACGGCGGAAAATAAGGAGGAGCGACTGGGGTTACAGAGTTTGATGCAGCAGAGTCTTGAAATCCATAGGAGTTGCTTGCTCTTACGGTGAATGTGTAGGCAGTTCCGTTAGTAAGGCCTGTAACGGTGATAGGAGACGCTCCAGAGCCCGTACCGCTTCCAGACGATGGAATGGCAGTAAATGTTGTAGCACCTGTCCCAGCAGCTCCTGCGGTGTATGTAACAGTTGCCGAGGCATTGCCGCCAGTGGCGGTACCAATCGTTGGGGCACCAGGCCTATTTCCAGCTGTTACCGAGTTGGATGCGGCTGATGTTGCTGTTCCAAATTCTGTAGAAGCTGAAACCGTGAATGTGTATGCCTGCCCAGCTGTGAGTCCAGTTATACGTATTGGGCTTGCACCGGTAGCGGTCAAGCTTCCAGGGCTTGAAGTGGCTGTGTAAGTTACTGTTGGGTTTGTCCCTGTAGCTCCAGCGGTGTAAGGAACATCAATTGCTCTGTCTACGTTCTGAACTATGACTGCTGTTCCGATTGTTGGTGCAGATGGACCAACTCCCATGACCAGCGAGGCGCTTACTCCGGAAGTTGTTTCTGTTCCATTTGATGAAACAGCCGTAACAGTAAATGTTCGCGTTGAACCCTGTGTCAACCCAGTAACAACAATTGGGCTGCTATTACCAGTAGCAGTTTGACCGGAGTCTGCAGCGGCCCTGTAGGTTACTGTGCCTTTACCGATATAGGTCGATGGGGTGAAAACTACGCTTGCTGAAGTCCCTGTTGCAAGCACTGGGGTACCAATCGTTGGCGCTGAAGGTGCTTTACCTCCAGAATCGATTTGGTTATTGCTCGAAACTGCCATAATTTATGAAGCTGAAAGGTCTCCCGTTGCCACCCAAGTATCTGATGCTCTTTTTAGAAGCGTAACAGCTGACCACTGAGCGCGCATGAAGATGCCTGGAGTTGCGTTCACGGTGACACCAGCGCCTGCCAGTATTCTCGTCTTACCTGCTCCTGTCTGAAGGACCTGTATTTGGCTGCCGATTGGGAAAGCCACCGACGAGTTTGGAGGAACTGTCAAGTCATTCGCAGAACCAACACCCATTTCGACAATCTTATTTTTGTCGGCAAGTACGAGTGTGTAGCTTGCTGCTTGCGCGTTTGTCAAGATATCTGCAATTTTGCCTTGGGAGATATTGGCGGAAGAACTTATATCTCCGTCAACAATTGTTGAGTCAGCAATCATCGCTGAGGTAACCGTTCCAGAATCCGCAAGAGTTACTGCTGTCCCAGCAATCTTGGTATTAGCAATTGCGGCGGAAGCGTTTATATCTGCGTTTACGATTACACCTGAAGCAATAGACGTGATACCAGCATCAGAAATTAATACATCTCCAGATTCAGCTACAGCGGTTGGGACGCCGGATGAATTATAAACAATAATGTTTCCAGCAGTGCTGGTCGCAAGTTTGCCAAGTGAGACTGTTCCATCAACAAGTGTTGAACCGTTTATTGACGATGCTGTAAACATTGCAGTTGGTATCGTTACGAGAACCCAACCAGAGCCGTTATACGTCCAAGTCTTTCCTGCACTTACGTGCTGGTCTCCAGATTGCGCTCCTGATGGAAAGTCAATGCTTGGCATGATTAAGCCTGTGCTTCAGTCCATGAGAGACGGGCGAACACTGTTGCCGATGTGGAACCAAGGTTACGCACCATAATGTGGATGACGTCTGGACCATCTGGATAGACACCAGTCGTAGTAGTCGTGCCTCCTCCACCCAAAACCGCGTTACCAAGGTCTCGTACTTCTTTGAGAGAAATTGAGTTTGCACCAGTACCTACAAAGAAACCGCCAGTGATTTCACCACCGGCAATAGTTGTTGTCGTACCGCCATAGTCCGCAACCTGAGCAAGTGAGGATGTAACTGTAGCTGGCTTCGCCCAAGTAATAGCTCCAGATGGTACACCGTTTAGTACGGCTGTAATCAAAAGGTTTGCTGCTGATGTAGTCGTGGTGATGTCCAATGCATTCAAAACCAACTGCATTCTATTAATCAGTTCTCTTGCGCCGAATGCAGCGGATGTTCCGTTGTCTGCAGACGGAGCAACTCTGATTGCGAGTAGTGCGTTGGTTGCTCCTGAGGCTACCGTAACAGCCGAAGCGGAGCCATAAGTAAACACGAGCGACTTATCGTCGTCGTAACGACCGTCCATGATTGCTGATGTACCCCAGTGAGAAATGGATGGAGCATATGTTGGATAAGCAAGTTCTACGCCAATTGGGTTTGTTGCCGAGTATGTCCATGATAGGGCAGCGTTTGTGCCCATTGGGGTTACGTTTACTGTTGGGTTTGCTCCAGTTACAGCGGAACTCAGTTTGATATTTGTTCCACTGATTGCTTGAATGAAAGTTCCGTCTGGAACATCTGTTCCATTCACTCTTTGCCCAACCTGCAAGCCAGAAGCTGAAACAACCGTTCCATCATTAGAGCCTGCTGCAATGGTTAGTGCAAGTGAGGCGTTACCGGTCTGTTGTCTTGTTAAACCGGTAAATGTAGTTGCCGTCTTACCTGTGTAGTTGACGTACTCCCAACCAGTTGTTTGATTGAATAGCGCAAGTGTTCCTGTATTTGGGAATCCAGAAGTGCTAGCAACAGTCATCGATGTCGCAACGTTCGAAAGCGATGCGGCGAGATTCGTAAATGGCGGATTGCTAACGGTTTCGTAACGTGCAGGAAGGTTTCCTGAACGCATGTACGCCTCAGAGTTGACGTTATTGTTAACAATCTTGTGACAATAAGTTACTTTGCCATTAGTTGCACGCATGCCCCAACGAATAAAACCAGCACCATACCAAGAATAGTCGATGTAGAACATTTGCATTTTTGAAAGGTCCACGTTGTAACCGGAAGAACCAGTTCCATCAAACTTGTCAAGATTCCAATCTGACTGTGCGTATTTTTCATCAACAGTTCTTGAGCAGATTACGTAATCTGTTGTTGCTCCGCGATAAGCAGGGCTTATTGTCATTGAAGTATCGCTTGCTATGTCAGTGATTCTGTACGAAGCACCACGCAATACGATGTTGTCGCCAATCACCAATTGCTTTGCAAATCTTGTTGGAAATGCAGAACTTGATTGAGTAACCGTACAAGAACCAGCAGTAACGGAAACTTTTCCTGAAATTTGGAATGTTGATGAGCGCTTAACGGCGTAAAGAGTTTGACCGTCAAACTCAAAAAAAACTCCGTTTTGTTGGTCAAAAAGTCCTAGCCTGTTTACGTTCCCATACCAGCCAGAAACCGTAATGTAATAAGGGCCTGATGCGGTTGCCGCCGATGGCGTTGATTGTGGAGTATACGTAAACGTGTTATATCCAGTAATTGTATAAACGGTGAATGTTCCGTTATAACCAGATTCAGTTGCACCGAAAACAACAATTGTTGAACCTGGGTACAGGTTATGCTTTTCTTTTGTCTGAACAGTAACCAAACCTGTTCCAGAAGCATATGTCAAAGAGTCAACCTGAAGAGCTGGCTTAAGCAATGTTCCAGATGACATCTGGATGCCTTTTCCTGATTGATAACGGAAATAACGACGCGTCTGACGTACTGCGGCTTCGTAATTTGATGTTCCGTTGTTTGTAAAAATTACACCGCCGTCAAAAGGTCGGTGCAGGAACTGTCCAGAAGGGACACAATAAACAGCAGCAGATGTTGCAGTCAGCGTTCCTGTTGGTGTTGCTGGAACATAAACAACAAATTGTGTTGCGCTTATAATTCTTGCAACAAAGTTTGAGCCGTTTGGAGGGTTTGTTCCAGATGTAGTAATACCAGTAAGTGCAACTTCATTACCCAATGACAAACCGTGAGGGATTGTGGTGGTTACTGTTACTGCGTTTCCTGAATATGAAACGGTTGGGGCCGCACCAATTTGTGCACCCGTAAAAATTGCTCCAGTAAAGACGACCGTCTTGTTGGCATCGAGAATTGATGTAACTGCACCAGTATTGACTGCTTTACCTGTGTAGGTAAAAGACGTGTTTGAAGTAACTGACTCAACCAAATAGTTACCGTTTGCGATGGCAAGATAAGTATCTCTTACTGATATCGGCGTACCAACAGCAATTCCAGCCGTGCTTGGAAGCGACACGGTCACTGTTCTTGACGATGTGCTCATCGTGATTGCCGTGATACCTGATACAGGCGAAGCAAGGTCATAAACAAATGGGCGGTTTCCAACAGTAATTAAGTTTTCCCACTTTGAAATCTGAGTACCGTATTCAAAGTCGGTGTCAATCAAAGCCTGAGGGCTTGATACCCTTAATTTTTGGACAGGGTCAAACAGCACCTCTTCTGGTGTTATTGGAGTTAGACCTGCAGGAATTTGGTTAGCTGGCATTATGCAATCTCCATTCCACTGATGTGGAAGTTAACAGAAGTGGCATTAGCGCCACCCTTAATTGTTTTTGTTGTGGCCAAAACCTGTTTGATGTCAAGAGTAAAAATACCCTTAGCAGGAACCGTTACAGCAGATGCAAAAGCTACGTCATCCAGGGACAAAGTAAATGTTCCGTCTGTTGCTGCAGTATTGGTGACAACAATGTTTGTCACAATTGCTGTTGTCGCGGAAGGCACAGTGTAAAGAGTTGTGCTTGTAGTTGTGGTTGCCGCACCTCTAAATAGTGTTTTAGCTGAATTAGCCATTACTTACTCCAGTCATTTAATACGCTCCCATGATAGACGCAATTTCAACATCGCTAGTGTTAGTTGAGCTATTTACCAGCACCCAGCTACTGTTGTAGTAAACGTACATTTCGTTTGTTGTGTTCTTGAACCAAAACTGACCATTTGCAGGGTTTGATGGAGCGGTAGCCGTGGTTACCGCACCAATTCCAGATGAACCGATTTCAATCCAGTAAGAGTCGTAGTAAACAAATGTAATTGCCGAGTCAGATTCGAACCAGAAGTCGCCATTTGAAGGAGAGGAAGGGGGCGTGTCGCTGATGGTCATTTTTGCGCCAGCAGCTATTTGCGTATAGGTTGAGCCGTCGGCGGTTGCTTCCCAACGGTCCAGGGTTTCATTCCACCTGATGTCAACATCCGGGGATGTTCCTCTTTCAATTTTTACCCCTGCGTTTAGGGTTGGAGCTCCAGTTACGTTTGAGTTCAGCGTGATGATGCTGTCTGCAACGTTTAGGTTGGCCTGACTTGTTGAAGTCTGGCTTCCAGTGACGACTAAGTTCCCTACCGTAATTGTATTGAAGCTTACGGATGAAGAGGTTGATACGTTTTGACCAATCGAGATTGTCGGAGTCGCACCCTCACCAGAGTTATTGGTTATTGTTACACCAGTACCTTGCGTGAGGTTGGCAACGTAATTACCAGTTGTATCTGTTCCAAGTGCAACCGAATCTGCTGCAATCGTTGCAGTAAGAGTTGCGTTTCCAAGATTAGTGAAAGTAGCAGAACCGCTTAAGTCTCCAGCAAGTGTGATTACTGGCGATACGCCTGTAATGGTCGGACTCGTGAGAGTCTTGTTGGTGAGGGTATCTGTTGTGTCTGTTCCAACCAATTGGGTCGTAGCGTTTGGCAGAGAAATAATTCTGTCCGCTGTTGGGTCAATCGCAACGATTGTCGTCTCGTATGAGTCATCGGTAGAACCTTCAAAGGTTATTGCACCGGCAACATATACAAGGAATGGGCCGGAGGCAATATTTGCCGATGGGCCAACAGTTGGTTGATATGTAAAAGTTGAGGAAACAGGTACCGAAAGAATTGAGTAGGTTCCGTTGTATCCAGTCTGTGTTGCTCCCGATACAGTTATTCTTGCACCGACAGCAAGACCGTGACCCACTGCTGTCACGGTCGCCAATCCAGTTCCACTGTTGTACGTAATACCTGATGCGTTTACTTGCGCTGCACCAACGCTCATGTTTGCAAATGATGGAGAGTCGCTTGTTCCAATAGCTTGGCCAATATTAATTGTTGGATTGCCAGCTTCAGCGGCTGTTCCGTTTGTTAGCGAAACACCAGTTCCGGCATTAATTGAAGATACAAAGTTTCCGTTTGTGTCTGTTGACAGGTCAATTGCATCTGGAACCCATGCCGAGCCATTCCATTTCAGGAATTCACCCGTAGCTGGTGACGGAGCGGTTACGTTTGAAAGTGCACCTAAGGCGTGAGTTGCAATTGATGTTACGGTTCCAGAACTACCAGTTACGTTTCCAAAAACTGTTCCAGTTACGTTTCCGGTTACGTTTCCTGCAACGTTTCCCGTTACGTTTCCTGTGAGATTTCCTGTTACATTGCCAATTACCGGTGCGGTTACTTGTGCAAATATCACGGAAGAACTTGTTCCAACTACTTGTCCAATTGCAATAGTCGGAGTTGATGTTTCACCAGAATTGTTGGTAATTGTTACGCCAGTGCCCTCAACAAGCGAGGACACGTAATTCCCTGTTGTATCAGTTCCTAGAGCTATGGAGTTTGGCTGAAGTGTTGCATTTATTACAACATCCTGAGAGCCATTAAACGAAACAGAACCACTGACATCACCAGTCAAACCGATTGAGCGAGAAACGTAAAGATTGTTTGCTGAGGAAGCATTTCCAGTTAGCTCTGCTGTGATGTTTCCAGCGCTAAAATTACCGCTTGCATCGCGCATAACAATGGTGCTATTTGTGTTATTTGAAGTTGCGTTAGAACCAACAGAAACCGTGGCTCCCTCGCCAGTTCCGGAAACTGTTATACCAGTATTGACGGAAGCCGAAACGCTCTGGACATAATCACCTTGAGTTCTTGTTCCCAAGTCAATAAGAACATTGTTCGTCGTAACACCGAGCACGCGACCATATGAGTCAACATTCACACCCTGTATAAAATTATACCCACCGGCTGTTGATGCACTATTTGATTGGCTTATTGAAGGAAGTGCAAGTACGTTTTCTGTTACCTGTAAACCATTACCCGGCACGAGTACGGCTTTACCGCTTACCTGAGACCACACAATTGGCTCGGTCCCAACTACGTGGACCATCTCTTCTAGCTCGTTTAGGTAAACACTGCCAAAAGATGTAAGGGCAAAAGTTTGTAATTGGTTAACGTCACCAGTTGCAACTCTTACAGATTTTCCATAAGTGACTTGGCCAAATGTTGAGTTATCAAAATCGGCTGCTCTTGTTAACTCCCATTTTGAAGTTGAAGTACCAGCTGCAGTAACTTTGTAAATTCCGTTATGGATAGTATTTGCTTGGTCTTTCACTAGAACTCTATAATTCAGCGATGCTGGTGCTCCGTCGATGGAAAGAACGCCGTTTGTTGTTGCTGTAAGTTTTGCACCAACGCCAGTTCCACCGTTTTTATCAGCGCTTCCAGCGGTGTAGGTAGGGGAGTTTGTAAGTGGTCCTACTGTTGCAGCATATACGTCGTTGTGCCACAGCTGTTGCTTTAATTTTGTTACTACCGTTGCTGTTGTTTCGACTGGAGAATAGATGGAACCATCATTCGTAAGTTCCCATACGTCGGATGTTTCGTTGTACTGAAGCAGTACATTTGCCGAAGTTCCACGTTCGATTTCAATACCAGCATTTTGAGATGGAGCTCCAGTTTCATCGTTATTAAGAGTGATGATGTTGTCGCCAATTTCCAAATTGGTTGTGTTTACATAAGAAACAGAACCAGATACAGTCAATGTTCCAGTAACAATCAAGTTGTCATCAACAGTTGTGGTTCCGTTACTTGAGTTGAGTGTCAAACCACCAGAGGTTGTATCAATTGTGTTTGCGTCAGTGATGCCAACTCTTATTGCATCGAGATATGCTCCAGCAAAAGTTGGGCTATCTGCAGTTGACACAGCCTGACCGATTGATATTGTTGCGTTTGAACCTTCGCCTGGAGTATGGCTAACTGTTACACCGGTACCACCGGTTACTTCGGTCATATAGTTTCCGGTTGTATCGGTTCCTAAAGCTACAGAGTTTGGTTGGACTACAGTGGTTATGGATGCATTGGCAGAACCGTCAAACGAAACCGAACCAACAACATCGCCAGCAAGGGATATTGTTCGAGGTGTCTGAAGAGCTGCTGCCGTTGAAGCGTTTCCGGTTAAATTTCCTGTCACGTTTCCGAGAACATGAGCAAACGTTACCGACGATGACGTTGCCACTTGTTGGCCAATTGCGATAGTGGGCGTTGCGCTCTCACCAGTGTTATTGGTAAGCGTCACACCAGTACCTGCAACAAGTGAAGTCACGTAGTCACCCGTTGTATCAGTACCAAGAGCTACAGAATTTGGCTGAATGGTTGAGCTGATATTGATATTCTGCGAACCATCGAAAGTGGCGGAACCAGAAACATCACCGCTAACCTGAATTGTTCGAGCAGTTTGTAGCGTGCTTGCCGTGCTTGCGTTTCCTATTACTGGTGCAGTAACTGCAGCAAATTGCACGGATGATGAAGTCCCAACAGCCTGGCCAATCTCTATGGTCGGTGTTGCTTTTTCACCAGAGTTGTTGGTTAATGTGACCCCAGTTCCTGCGACAAGGTTCTGCACGAAGCTGCCTACAGTGTCATCCCCAAGGTTTATTGGGTCATTTATCCATGCAGTTCCGTTCCAACGAAGAAAATCTCCGTTTGCGGCACTGGTTATGACTACATCGCCAAGCGCATCAAGGCTTGCATTTTCAATACTTCCATAAAAATAAGGAAGGACGTTCCATTGTGATGAGCCGTTGCCTAGTTTTATCTTGCCGGTATTGGACTCTAGTCCGATTTCACCACCAGCAAGAATGGGGTTTGTGCTAGCCCAATTCGTAGATGTATCACGACGGAAAAGAATCTTCTTATAAGCCATTAAGCATCGCCTCCGTCAGCAATTAGTCCGTCATTTGCAATATTTATTTCAATATTGGCAAACCCGCCGTCAATTATCGCAGATTTAAACCTCTGCCACCGGAACCCATTCCACTTCCAGGATTTACCAGCAACAAAAAACTCATCATTCATTGACGGGGAAACAGGAAATACGATTGACATGTGTTTATTATCGCATACTTTTGTTTTCGATTGTCTGTAGTCTCTTGTTTCCCATGGTTTTTTGAGAAAATTGCCCAATCAATGGGTTGGTTTAAGTAATTGTTGGGTATCAATTTCTACTAGTAACCTAGTTCTGCACTACCAAACACGGTCCACGTAGAGTTTCTGCGCACAAATGTGAATGAAAAAATATCTATTTTATTTTGTGATGGTGTTGGGGCAGTACTGTTTGTCCACTTAATTGTCTGTGCCACGCCAGCGACCTGAACTACGTTTGGAATAAACCCAGTACCACCCTGTGTCACAAACAAACCGATAGTTATTGCTTTGCCATTTTCGGTTGGCGCATTTGTAAGATTTAACGTAAAGTTTGCTGATGGCGAGGATGGAATATAGAGGTTATTGCCAGTTGTGTAATCCAGTGTTACCAACCCCCCGGATGTGCTTGCGTCGGTGACACTCTCGACAAGCAACTGGGTTATTGGCTCGTTGTACCAATCAGACCCATCATATGTGAGTACATCCCCAGCCGCTAGATTTTCGGCATAAACATTATCCAGCTCTTCAACTGTTGGGAATTCTGGGGTGTGGGTTAGCTGAATCCAAGTCGAATAATATATATATAGTTCAAGTTCGCTTGAGTTGTACCAAAGGTCGCCTTCGTTTGCAGGTGTTGGTGCGGAGTCAGAAACGGTGACAGTTGCCCCACCACTGACTTCGAGCCATTGACTATTAGAGCGGAAGTAGAATACGTTATTGGTCGTGTCGATTGCTATTGCGCCGTTTGGCAACGGCTGGGTTGGTACGCCGCTGGTGGTAAGTGTGATTAAACCCGCGCTTGCAGTGAGCGAATCGTATGTGGTTAATGCGTTTGCATCAGACCGAAAAAGTACTGTATCCCCGGAGTTTGTACCATCGGACCAAGTTATTCGTCCGCCTGCATCAATTCGAAGTCTTGGTTGAGTATCACCGCTAACGCGCGATGAAATTGCTTCATCACCTGGGTTTGCAAACTCTATCCCGCGTAACGGGGTGCCTATAAATTTCGTCATGAATACAGCCTCAACTGTTTTCTAAATCGTTCGCACCCCTCAAGGCACTATGGTTAACCTATTACAACAACCCTATATGCTCCAGAGCCTGGGGCGGTAGCAAAACTGATAGTCACAGCATCCACTGTTGTTCTTTCGACATCACAAATAACAGATGCGTAGGGACTTGCTGCTTCGTATATTTCAACTTGCACATCTCTGGTATTAAAACCATGCGTCACTGTAAATGTTGCAGAAGAGGCATCACCAATTGTTAGCGCAACTTTTCTTGAAAGAACAGGGGCAGTTACACCAGCACCCTGAGTTCCGCCTGCAGCAAGATTGGTTCGAGCACCAGACTCAGTGGTTGCGTTTGTACCGCCCTTAGCGATTGCTATGGTGCTCGCGCTCCATGTGCCGGTAGTTACCGTGCCGAGAGTAGTGATGGTTGACTGACCAACATAGGTTGAAGCAATGTCTATGCTGTCTGCGTTTGCGGTTATTCTGTCTGTGGTTCCAACAACATCAATCGTGTTGCCTGATTTTGTTAAACCAGCACCAGCCGTAATTTGGCCAGCTCCCGAGAACTGTGCAAACACTAATGCAGTTGTTCCAAGTGTAATTGTGTCATTTGTGGAAAGGACCCAACCACTATCAGCGTTTGTTGAACCTTCTGCAACAAAGGTGAACATTCCGCTTGTGACTTCAGCAGAAGTATCAGCATCGGTTGAACGTGATGCAGCGCCAGTAGCAACTACAACATAAATACCGTTTTCTGCACCAGAACTTTGGTTCTTAACAAGAACCCTGTCTCCAGTTACAAGGGTCACCCCATCTATTACGTCACCGTTCTGAAGGTCTGAGGAGATATTGATTGCCGCTGTTGTGGCAACCCTTACGGAATCCTTGACATCCAAGCCAGAACGAGCAGCGTCTACATAGCCCTTGGTTGCAGCGTGTGACGATTCTGTTGGGGTAGCAACCGAAATATTTCCGCTTGCGTCTCTTTTTACAAGAGTGGAGCCAGTTGCTGCGCTGGTCGATGTATTGAGGTCTGTAAAATGCGCTGCAGTCAGCAAACCGACCGATGAAGCGGTAGCAAGATTGAGGGTGAGGGTAACTGTTCCGTTGAGTTCACCGATTGTTATCCCAGCGGTATTGGCCCCACCAGAAGTAATCGTGTGTGGCATTGAGCGCCATGCGCCATTTCCATAAACCTTGATGGTGTCCGTTGTGGTGTTGTAGATGAGGCGGCCCTCAAACAGATTCGAGCCTGGGTCCGACGAAACAGACTCAAACCGGGCGTTAAGAATCTGGTTATTTACCAGGTCTATATTTGTTAGAAACTTTTGAGCCATTAGTCCTGCCTTATGTTAAGTAGGCAAATCCCGAAAAAGGTGACGAGAACAACACCTTCAGCTGTGAATTGCTTATATATATTACCTCACCAAAGACACAGGTATCCGAACTATCTACAACGGTTACCTGTGGTTTGCCTCCAAGTGAGTGGGTTACTGTCCATTCATTAGAGACTGAGGCCTGAGTGTGAACATGTCTTCTTGTATTTGCACCAGCAGTTCCGGTCTGGATTAGTATTCTGTTCGGAACGTCTTGGTCAATTATTACGCGGTTTGGGATATCACTCATCGTGTCACCTCAGGAACAACTATAAAATTTCCTTCTACAAGTCGCGAGACTTCTCCACCTTGATTGATGAGTTCAAGGTCGTAAACACCACTCGTGGTGACGCTTGCCGTTACTTCTGCTGGTAGGTAAATTCTAATAACGTTTGACTGGTCCTGGAAGGTGACGTCTAGGGAGCCATTTGCTGTGGTCAGCTCAAGCATCTTGCTGGTGTTCTCAATTGTTCTTCTGACCTGCATTCTTGCGGTATAACCAGTGAGGTCCATTATCTCGAAAGTATCACCAGTTGGGTCATTTTCGAGGTCTGGTTGTAGTACGGCGAGGGTTCGTATAAACGTGGTCCCTTGCTCACAAGTCATATCGTACTTACCTGCCCTCATGGCGCGCGCTCCTCACTAACGACATAGAAATTGTAGATTAGGAACGCCGCCAAGAAAGGCAGTATTTCAAATAGCTGAAGCAGAATCCTTGTTTGGACCAACATTCTTTAGACCCATGCTCATGGCGATTGATGCCGCGACAGCAACAACTCCGATTTTTACGTTCGCCATGTCGGTGAGTGCGTTAAAATCAGAACCAGCAACAACCCATGCAGCCAGGTATGCCTGCACGAATGTCTTTACTGCTCTTTCTGCAATGTCCTTAATAAACTTTGTGCTCATGTTTACTCCATTTTTTGGTTGGGTGTTTATATATTATCACAGTGTTTTTTGTAAAATCACTTGATTACCCGTGTGAGTTAAGTGATATAACATTTCAGACTTATGAAGAAACCTCAAAAGCCAACTATTGGTTTCATGACCCACGATTGGGCTTGGGGTACAGACCCGCTCCAGCCAAATGGCTGTTGCTACTACAGGTGCACCCTTCCATCTCACGAACTCAACAAGCGTGGATGGTTTACTGCTGTGGGATTCCCTGGATTTAGCGACGATAGGGGTTTTGGCATGGTTCTGGCGGACTCACAATCAGTTCATGGCTGGGACATAATTGTTTTCAAACTCCTCATGCAGCGTGAGGTACTCGAAAAAATGCCACTTGCTCAAGCAATGGGACAAAAGCTAGTAGTTGATATAGACGACTGGTTTGATGGGTTGTCCGAAACCAATAGAGCATTCAAGGCAACAGACCCCAAAGAAAATCCCGACAACAATAGGGAAATATACGCTCAAATAATCATGCAGGCTGATGCCGTAATAACTTCAACACCATTTCTTTTTGATTACTATGGGAAAAAAAGAAACAATGTGTTTATGGTCAGGAATGGAATTGATTCCGATAGATATAAAATAAAAAATATTCGTTACCAAAAAAAACCAAATATAGGCTGGGTTGGGGCAACACACTGGCGCTCGAATGACCTTGAACAGCTTTCTGGATTTATGGGTGATTACATAAAATCTAGAGGAACATACTTTCACCACTCCGGCCACTCAACCACAGCACCATCTGCTTGCGAACTTCTTGGTGTAGAAAAATCACGTTTTAATACAACTCCTATGGCTCCAATAGAATCATATCCGGGATTACTAACACCAATCGATATAGGAATTATTCCATTAAATAACATTGAATTCAATCATGCTAAATCTTTTATAAAAGGTCTTGAATATGCAGCTGCTGGCGTACCTTTCGTAACTTCTTATTCTCCAGAATACGAGCTGCTTGCGTCCAAAGGGATAGGAAGATTGGCAAAAACTGACGAAGAATGGATTTATCACCTAGATGAATTGATGAATCATCAAATGAGAATTGACGAGATGCATGAAAACAGAAGGTTGTTAGAAAAATTTAACATGAACGCGAGAGGCGATGACTGGGATGCAACGTTCAAATTTATATTGGAGAAATTGTGATTTTGGATACAGTTTCCGTTTGTATACCATCCATCCCTACACGTTCTGATTTGTTGACCACTCGTACATTTCCAAGCGTTTTAAAACAAACACATCCTGTATCCGAAATTTGTATTTCGGTCGACACAAAAAAAGCAGGTGCGTGGGAAAACCGAAACAATGCCATAAGGATGGCAAATAGCGAATGGATTGCTTTTTTGGACGATGACGATGAGTTTCATCCTCATCATGTTGGAACCTTGCTCACCAGGGCGAATGAGCATCAGGCGGATGTCGTGTGGGGTTGGTTTGATGTCATCGGAGGCTCTGACCCGTTCCCTATGCACAAAGGTCGTCAATGGGATGTAAATGACCCACACATTTTTCCCATTACTTGTATTGTTCGCCGTTCATTAATTTTAGATTCAAAAGCCGTGTTTATGCCAGAAGAAAGCAATATAGGCGCTTGGGGAATTCAAGATTTTCCATTTTGGAAAAGTATTTATGATGCTGGCGGTAAATTTTTAGCAATTCCTGACACAACGTGGAATTGGTATCATCACCACGCAAATACGTCCGGGTTGCCAGGTCGCTGGTAAAATGTTAATAGAATCATTAGAGCAAGGATTAAAATGTCTGAAATGACCATACTCGTCCCATCTCGTGGACGACCTGAAAACATAATTCGCTTAATAGACGCATGGGGTACGACAACCACACGCAATACGCGTCTACTTGTACTCGTTGATGATGACGACTCGAAACTTGACGACTATCTTTCTATCCCCAATATTGACATACTAGTCGGACCGCGCATCAGAATTGGCGGCACTCTTAATGTTGTTGCTCCAGAAATAGCAGCAACTTCACGAAATATTGGGTTCATGGGGGATGACCACCTGCCTCGCACTAAAGGGTGGGATGAGACTTTTATTAACGAATTAGACAGACTCAAGGTGGGGGTGGTTTACGGCAACGACCTTGCTCACGGCGTTGGGTTGGCTACGTCAGTCGCAATGACATCCAATATTGTCAACACCCTGGGGTACATATGCGTTCCGGGAAGCATCCACTTATTCTTGGACAACTTCTGGATGGAGCTTGGGCGTGGAACAAACATCACATATTTTAATGATGTGATTATTGAACACGTGCATCCTAATTTTCAAAAAGCACTTTCAGATAACACGTATACCGAAGCAAACAGCCCAGAGGTATGGGGTGCTGATGAAATAACATTTCACAATTATGTTGCCACTCAACTACAAGATGACCTACAAAAACTAAGAAACATAAAATGAGAGAAGACAGACTTTTCCCATTAGATACAATTCCTGAGTATTGCACTGCAGAATGGTATCTAGACCGGGAGATTGCGCCTCACGTTGACCAAGAAATGCACCGGCCTCGTTTGGATACCGCAGCACGATTTGCTATGTCTGTGTGGTCGTCAGGCTTGACGATTGTTGACCTGGGTGCTGGTGACGGTGGTCTTTTGTCGCTGCTAACGGAAATTCCCAAAGCTCAAAAATGGGGTTATGATTTGCAACCATCAAACGTTGCTGGAGCAGTAGATAGAAATCAAGACGTTCGTTATGGAAATGTATTTGACCAAATTGACTGGGCAGATATTGCTATTGCAACAGAAATGATTGAGCACTTAGTAGGACCACATCAGTTTGTTAA